AGCCAAAATTCCATTAAGCCGCAAAAATTGAAGCTCTTGCAACAGGGCCTTATTCACAGCAACCATACCTTCAACCTCAATTTTTTGGGTAGTAGTATTATTTATTACCTGAGAGCTGCTGCCCGATCCACCGGTCAATTGGCCACCACCAAACCGTCCGTTGCGTAATTGCTCAATATCAGCTACCATGGCCTGCACATCCGGCCGGGCTAATTCTTCACTAGCTATTACATATTCATCTTCATGCGTAATACCGGCAATTTTACGGCCGGGTACTTTAGGGTCATTAATAAAACCACCGCCTGTATAGCCGCCTGTATTAAATCGCGGCACTAATGAGCTAAATAAAACACCTGCTGCTCCTGCTGCCAGTCCGCCCGTAATTGCTCCTAGCAAACCTTTGTTAGCAAACTCAGTAGAAAGAGCCCCAGCAATAGCCCTTGCCAAGTAGGCTTGAATTTCACTACGTATACTGTTCAGTACTGCGTTTTTAGCTTGGTTGGCATTTTCCGCTTGGGCTGCCGCATTAAAGGCACTCATTGCCATGGTTTCGGCCATGCTATCTTGATGCTTTTTTTCAGCTTTAGCCATTGCATCAGTTTGGTTTTGCTTATGGTCTAAAATTTTATTTTCAATCTCTATTGTGTCCTCACCAAGCTCTTTACGCGCTTCTAATATTCGTTGCAAATATTCAAGCTCAAGCTCCCACATAGCTTGTTGCTGTTCTTCTTTGTTTAGTAATTTAAAATTATCCTGCTCAGCTAAAAATAGTTTCTCCTGCTCAAAAAGCTGAGCATAGCTACTTTCCATTAAAGCCAATTGACTAGCCGCGGCTGCTTCATATTGTGCGCCATCGGCCTTTAAGCTGTCTAAATAAGGATTGCCCGTTGGTGCATCCTCAGCAGAGGTATCACCACCCGCGCCTAAAATACCACCCGTTGCACTACTTGCAAATGAGCTGCTTTGCGGGTTTTCCTTAGCGTTTAATTCATCTAAACTTGTACCTAAACGTTGAATGATAGCCTCTTTAAGCTTTGCCGTTTCATTATACTGGGCTGTAGTACGGTCCAGCTCCTGCTGCGCGTTGGTGGCCTCGGCAATTGAGGCGCTTAACTGCATTACATCGCTACTTACGTTGGCTATACCGCTAGCGCCCACACCCATACCACCCGCCCCGCCAAACTGTTGCAATACTTCTTTCGCCTTACTCAGTAAGCTTTCCGTATCCGTAATGGCACTAGCGTCAAAATCATCACCAAGCATATTAATAATGCGCTCGGTAATACGGGCCTCAGCGGTTAAAAGTCGGGTTTGGGCACTAGCTTGATTGCGGGCGGCATCCATAAGCTTCTCCTCTTGGCTCATCAGCACAATCTTTTTCACCAGCTCATCATTCACCAGGCGCAAGGCTCCGCTTACCTGTTCATTACTGGCCGTTTCGGCATTTAAATTGCCTAAATACTTAGGGTATTGGCTTTGCAGGCTTTCAATAATTTTTACCCGCTCAGCTTGCGGAGTGTTGGTGCGGTAAAGTTGCGTTTCCATCATACGCATTTCAATGCGTTCTTCGGCTAGCGTTTCACTTACAGGCGTTTTTACAATCTCTACGCCCCAAGCGGCAAAGCTTTCTAAAGCTTTAAGCAAGTCACTGCTCATAAACTTGGCCATAAAGGCCCGTCTAATCTTAGCTAGGTTAGCGGCAAAGTTTTCATTCTTGCGGTTATACTCTTCTTGCAAGCTGGTGCCACTGGCTATTTGCTCATTGGCTAGCTGCTGGCGCTCGCGCACTTGGTCTAAGTTTTGGCTCAAAGCTAAAAACACCTGAGAGCCACGGTCGCCCGTTACGCCTACCGCCTCTAGTTTATGCAAAAACTCCTCACTACTACTACTACCCTCGCGCATTTTTTCTAAAAAGGCAATAAAGCCCGCGTTGGTGCCTTCTTCACCAATAAGCTTGCGCAGCTCGCCTTCGGCAAAGCCAGCCACCTTGCCAAACTTATCGGTGTTCTTGGTAAAATCAGCAAAAAAGCCGTTTAAGGCGGTACTACTCATTTCAACTTTAAGCCCCAGCTCATCTAAAGTAGCGCCATAGCCCAGCACATCACCGGCCTGTATATTCAGCTCTTTACTAATACCGCTCATACGGCTAAGCCATTCCGTTAAAAAACCAGCATTAGCTTTAGTGGCGTCACTTACCGCGTTTATACCGCTACCAATATTTTCCATCTCTATACCAAAAATGTCGCTCATTTTGCCAATTTTCAAAATAGCGTCCTCACCTAGGTCTTCACCTAAGGCTACTAATATTTTATTGCTTTGGTCTACAAAGTTGGCAATGTTCTCCACGCCTCTTTCGCCCATTTTTCCCGCTTCAGCGGCAATTTTCAGAAGCTCCGCGCGGCTGGTGCGCGTGTTCATACTATCAAACTTTTTTTGCAGGCGGTCAAGCTCCTGCGTGGTAAGCCCCGTAGTTTTCTGCACATCGGCCCGCAGGTCGCTTAAATCGGCCGCACGGGTAATGGTTTCTTTTAAAGTGAAAATTAAACCAGTAATAGCCGCTAAGCCTGCGGTTACCATGGTAAAGTATTTGTTAAAGCCCTGCGCCATACCGCTCCAACCCTTGTTTACGCCATACAGCTCATTACGCGTTTTGCGTATTTCAACATTAACCTGTTGAAAGTGCTTTTTAGCTTTAGCAAACTCAGCGCTATCCCTTGGCATCTGCTTTAGTTGGTTACGCACTTTGCGCGCTTCACCCTCTAGCTCACGAAGGCTTTTGCCTGCTTGTTTATTATTTATAAAAACCTTAGCGCGTATGTCTTTTACCTGTCCGCTCATGTATTTTTAATTTCTAGCCGGGCCGCGTTTACCACCAAGTTTTCAAATAAGTCCAACACCTTTTTTTCAAGCCTAGGCACCTGCCTTCTTATTACCGGATTAAACCACGGCATAGGCTTTAGCTTACCGGCAGCATTTGCTCTTTCTCGCGTTAAGCCGCCAAAAACACCCATCTCTACAAAAACCAAGTGCCTTTTAAACTTAAAGCCAGCCGCGTCAATTTGCCCATCGCGGTAAACATTACTTACGCGGACCGTGCGCTCCATGCTACGCCTAGCATTTTGCGCCCAGTAGCTCACTACTTTATTTAGTTGATCAACCTCTTGTGGCTTTAAACTCATAGCTCGTATTTTTCAACGTTAGCAAAACGGCTGGCATCAAATTGGCCCAAAGGGTGGTTCCACTTAAAGTTGAGTAGGCAACCGGCAAAGCCGGTGTAAGTATCGGGCACCAGTTCAATATCAAAACTGTTAAGGTCAATGCCAGGCAACACAAAACTCTTATTGGCCAAAGCGTAGCTTTTACGGTCGTTCAGCATTTTTAAAATAATATCTCGGGCAATAGCAAAGCACTTTTCTTCTAAAGCCAACCGGGCGGCAAAGTCACCTTTGTCGTTTAGGCGGTCTAGTATCAGCACGCTTCCGCGGATAGATAAGCGCATATTACTCTCAATTTGCGCCTCGGTATTTATCAGTGGATCCATGGCCGCTAGCAAGGGCCAACCTACCCGGCCTTTAAAGGCATTATCTAACTCATTAATATTTACCCTAAAAAATTTGGGCGTGCCCAGGGCATGGCCAATCTCTACGTGTTGCGTGGCCAGCTCCTCTAAGTAGGCAAAGTATTTTTCTATGTTCATCGTTTAGCGGCTTTTTTGCGGGCCGCCTCGCGGGCCTTACGTTTTACATCTTTAAGCTCTAAAAAAATAAGGCCAATACTCTGCTTAGCTACTTGGTCATGCTCTAAAAAATTAGTGCTTAAGCTTCTAAAAATGGTAATCCACCCTAAAGCGTTGGCCTTGCCTTCATTTTTACTAGAAAAAATATCGGGGTGGGCCTTTTGTATTTGCACGTATAATTGGCCAAACCACCAGGCAATTAGTTTTTTTACGGGCGGGTCTACCCTTTGCCACCGCGCGGCACTTACCTCTAGGGCAAAGCGCACAAAAGGCACGCGGGCATCACCTTTAAACTCAGCCGCGTTAGGGTTGTGTAAATCGCTATTTCCGCAGGGGCGGTACAGCACCGCGCACAAAGTATTTAAATGCTCTTCGGCAGGGTTACCCTCGGTCAAAGCCTCTGTATATTTATGGTAAGCCATCCACGCAAAGTGAAACTCCTCCCCGCTAAAGTTGCTCAAATCTGGCGCAGGGCCTACGCAGCGCAATCCCTTAACCAGCACTTCATTTATTGGTAATGCTTTACGTTTGGGCTGCTCCAATAAAAAATTGGTGCACTCCAACACATCGGCAACTTCATCACTGTATAAGCTGTAGAAGGCGCGTTTTAGCGGTATTTGCCACCATTTAAGGTTTAGTAAAATCAATAAGGCTTTTAGCCGGTACTCTTGCAATAGCGCATCAGCGGCAATTTTACTTAGCTGATTGCTGGCTTTAAAATGAAAATAAGCCTTGCGCCAACCCGGTAACAGCGGGGTAAGCTTTAGCAGCTGCTTGGTAGATAGTTGGTCCCAACTATCAGCAAATTTTAAAGTAAAATTTTTACGCCTAAAAGGTATTTGCAGCACATTCATAGGGCCAATATGGGCCAAGCCCAAACTCTAAAAAAGGACAATAAAAAGCCCCTCAATTGAGGGGCTCTATTTATTTGATGCTTATTTGACTAAAAACGCATTTCAATTTCTAAAGTGCTTGCGTTCAGGTATTTCTTATTTGACTGAGATTTAATTATTAACCAAAAACAAAAAGCCAACTAATGCCAACAGCAATAGGCTGCGCCATACTGCAGTTAGCTGCGCATTAGCCACAAGTTTCATTTTTCCCCTTGCGACCCGCATTTTGGCCATCGGCTCAGGGGCAAAGAGTGCTATCGCACACATTGCCCCTTTTTGCCAACGCTCAGGAAAGAGCCTGCTGACCATTGAAGTTCAGTTTCATTTGATACCGATTGTCCAGGTAGCCTGCAAGCACTTGCTTTTCTCTCTTTATCTCTGCACCTATTTTGCCGTAGAGCCTTTCGAGCTTGCGCAATCTCTGATAATGCAACTTGGTTTCTTTTTCTTCTTGAAGGCTGCCATATAAGTAATCAAATACCATTTCCTGATACTTACTGAATTTCTCCTGCAAATTCTCATCAATAGTTTTTGCATTTATCAACTGAATCCACCTAATGAATCCAATTTTATCAACCAAAATCCTCGGATAGTTATCGCCAAACATTAAACTGCTCGACTTTTTTGTCGAGTGGTTGGCCAATATTTTATCCGATTTGATTTTTCTTGTCTGATTTTCGTAGTTGATTTTGAAGAAATCGCATACAGGTTTAAGCCAGATGTACTCATTTTCGTACTGAACTGTGCTTTTGAACATTTCTATTGCTGAAGTTTCCATAATGATTAAAGGATTATGCCACGGTCGGCAAGTGATACATAAGTTTCTGCTGTGAGTATGATGTGGTCGTGCAGGGTGATGTCGAGCATTCGGGCTGCATCTTTTATTTTCCACGTCATTGATTTGTCGGTTGCACTCACCTTAGTATTTCCACTTGGGTGGTTGTGGGCTATGATGATGGAATGTGCCAACATTTTACAGCATAGCGATAGAAGCAGTTTTAAATCTACCATACTTGCCGTAGTGGTGCCAGTGTGTAAGCAGCGAAAGCCGATTACTTCATTGGCATTGTTCATAAATAGTACGCAGAATTGCTCCTGAATTTCGAGCATCTCGGCATCCCACATTTGGCGTAGTACGCGGTGGGCATCATCTGAGCTTGTGATTTTGACCGTACGGTCGTGGGTGGGTTTGTAGCTTACTTGTACTTCGGCCACATTCCAGTCACTCTTTCGTGTTCGCATTTTAAAGAATTTTGAATGAATAAAAGAGGGAAGGTCGCTGCGAACACTCCAAGTCGAAGACTTAGACGAGCTGTCGGACTTGCACCGATACGCCTTCCCATTTTTTTTATTCCAGAATGTCTGATAATTGTTGTCTTCATAATTTTGAAGTGTTCGCATTACAAACATAGGAATTGATTTTTGATTTTCAATTAGTTTATTGTCCAACGCTATTTACAGGCACATTGCCAATCCTCGTTCCTGCGGTTGTCAAAGAGCCTGCAAAGCCACCACACGCCAACCGCACAAAATGAAACCAGATGGCTAACAGCAGCTATACCCCAGCCTGCCGCAGGCGCAACACAGTCCGATGGCATAGCTGCGGCCCGTTGGCAACCATTTACATGACTAATCGAACGACCGAAATATTTAAATTTTTATATAAATCAAAAGACTGGATATTAACTTCAGACTTTACTAGTTTTTGCGAAAGCATAAAATAGAACAACCCGTCTTATACGATATTGTCAAGGAAATGCTGGAATATAAGTATCTAAAAAAAGAGTGTAGTGTGGATTCCCATAATAATGGAAACACCTTTTTTCTACTTGAAACTGACTGTAAGTATAGATTGACCATTAAGGGGATTGAGTATTATGAATCAAATCTTTTACGTGACCAATCGTATATTTCTAAACTAATGAATATGGCTAAAAAGTATATTAGTAAATCTATCATAGCTATTGCTGTTGCTGTTTATTTAATAAAAAAGTATTTAGAGAATAAATAAAAACACATGCCAACAAAAAATAAACGCAAGGCGGCTTTAATCCCGCTTCGGTTCATATTATCAGTTGACGAATTATTAATACTCATTTATAAAAATTTTTAAACTAAGCCGCCCTACGTTTATTAAATCCGTTACGCTATTACTGAAGTGCTAATCCGATAGCCCGTACATTTAAGTCTTTTTCTTTTCTTTTTTTTCCACGCTCAAAAAAATATCTTCATCAATTGCGTTTAGGTATTTAATCAAACTATCCATTGAGTAGCCTTTTTGACCCTTTTCAATAGTTGCAGGAAGTGAAGGATGTATCCCTTTTTGCTCTAGTTCGTAAGTCGAAACCCCACACTCTTTGCGTAGGGCTTCGATTTTCTTTCCAAGTTCTTCTTTGGGCATAGATATTAGTTTATTACTTCAACTTTAAGTGCAGTAGCTATATTTCCCGAAATTCTTAGTTTACTTCCGTTGTGATTCTCTTTTTCATATAAAAAGATGCTATCATCTTTAGGTTGAAATTCTTGAGCTTGAAAAACAAAAGTCTTACCTTCCCATCCTTTTTGAAGTACTTTAAATTTTTGACCGTAATTCAATGAGTACAAATCAACGCCACCCATTTCATTATAAGACTTTGTTTTCTTTAATTCTGATTCTAATTCACTAACCTCAATTACTTTACAAAAAGGCTCACCTCTTGATTCTATTTCGTTTTGTGCGTAATCTAAGTCATCATAGATTTCAGCTTCATCAAAGTTTACAGCGTTAAACTGCCAGTCCATTGTTTCTCCAGTTTTCCAGTTTAAAATCACATAATTTTTCATAGTTTCTATTTTTTAATTTCTTTTGCTTTATTGCTCTACAAATATAAGAAGATATTTTATATCTGCAAACTTTTGAAGATATATTTTTAAAATATTTTTGCCACCACTCAAAAAAAGAAAAGAAAAAGGAGTCTGCAATTTAATAGTGTAGTGCTTCAAAATGCGCCAGATACTAACAGCCGCTAAAAAGCCATAGAAAAAACGGCTCATATTACCACCGTTACGCTATTACTGAAGTGCTGCAACCACCAAGCTTAGCAAGGCAATAAGAATCAATATTTTTGCCCACTTAGGGGGTTCTTTAGGCGGTTTAGAACTTAAATAGCTGGGGCGCATGTTCAAATTTAAGCATTCGGTATTAAGTCAATAACAATAATAGATTCACCGTTACTCTCTAGCTTTAGTATTTCATTGGCCTTTACTTTAAAAGGCCCATCATCTTCACTGTGCACGGTTGTACCGTTTTTAATAGCGCCTTTAAGCACGTGTAATTTTCTGTCAAAAGGCAATTCAGATTGGCCGTGGTAGTCTTTACCCAGGTAGCCAATTATTAGTTTACCCTCAGGCCTTATTTCTGGCGGAAATTGAATGGTAAAGTGTTGAGCATTGCTGTTGTCATCTTTTATCCACTCATTTTTTTCCTCAACGTCAATCACTATTTTTTTACCATTATCACCTTTGCCGGTTAGTTCTTTTAGGGCGTTTAGGCTCTCTTGGTAAACTTTATCAAATGCTTTTTTATGAGATTTATCAATTGCCATAGTTACAGCTGTTATTGCGCACGGCCTCTTTTAAGTCATCTATTTTATTGGCCAGTTTTTCATCGTTTATGCCGCTAGTTCTAATATTTTCTTGCGCCAGCGTCATTACCTCTATAGCTTTTGCGCTCATGTCTTTCAGGTCGGCACTTAGCTCTTTATTATCAGTACTTAAAAGTTCTTTTTCCTTTACTAAAGCCGCCTTGTCAGATTTTAATTCTTTAATCCAAAGGGCCAAAATGATTAAGCACAATAAAAATGCGCCAAATACTTCTCCGTATTGCGATACAAAATCAATCATGCTGCCCCTATCATTTTTAATTCATGCGCATATTTTTGGCGCGCTCTTTTCTTTACCATACTAGCACTCCAATGGGGTTTGCGCAGGCGCAAATCGGCCTCAGCCAAGGCAATATCTTTAGTAATGGCCAATCTAAACCGGTACGCTAAATACATGCGTAAAGGCTTACTTAACCAAAGTAATAATTTCTTAAACCGGGAGAGTTGTAGCTTTTTGTATTTCACAGTCCGTTATAAATAGTTGAGTCAAAATCTTGAGAGTAGGTTTCCCCATTAGCGCTAGGGTCTTCATACAAATCACTGTTGTAGTAAGTAGAAAAAACGCTTTCGCTAGCCTTAGCATTTAAATACTTGCGGCAGCGCTCTAACCATTCTTCGCCACGCTTTAGCATTTGCAAGCGGTAGCGGTCTAAATCATTTTCAGCGGCAGGCTTGCGCTCCTTGCTGTTTTGGGTGTTGCTCTTTAAGCTATGCTGAAAGGCGCCATCGGCCGTAAGGCTTATGTTTAAATCAGTAATAGCCTCAGCCATGGTTAGGTAACAAATGGCCGGTTGTAGCTTAGTAAGCAAAGCGGTTTCATTAGCACCTAAATTACCGGCCTGGTAAGCGGTAAGTACTTCACTAAAAAAGTCATCGCCTAAAAGGCTAACTATAGCGCCCTGCTCTACGTTTTTAAGCATAGGTAAAAGGGCTAAGAAAGTTCGGTGGCTCCTGCCAATGTTTACGCTTTCTTGAAAAGTAGCCGCATTGCGCACCAAGTGTTTAGTAGCTTCTGTAAAGGCGCTGCTACTGGCCCAAGTGGCAAAATCATTAGTATAGGCCAAAAGGTGGCTAATTAGCGCATCAATACCAAAATAAGCGTGATCTAAGTATACCTGCTCCACCTTATCGGCTTGCCAGGCAAAAGCCGTTTTGTCGCGGTTAGTTTCAATACCGGCATCAGTTATGCGCACGCTACCCTCTTGCAGGTAATAGTATATGGCCAAATTGACCAAAGGCTTTTGCACCAGTGGCAGTAAAGTGGCTAAATGCGCGTTGGCCGGCTCTTCAATGCTATTATCAAAATAAGCGCTTAGCAGGCTATTGTATAGCGTGGGGGTAAGCACGTGTAGCAATTCACGCTCTGCCAGGCTGTTGCTTAAATAAGGTTTTAAACTATCTATACTTAAAGCAGCGCTAGCCCCGGTAAACTGCTGCAGCTCTTCACGGGTAGTAATTAGTTGTTTCATGAGCTTGGTTTTTGGCTGTTGTTCTCCTCAGTTTCTTTCCCACTATCTAGCTTAGCTATTTGGTAATTTTTAAACCAAAAAACCAGCTTCTCATTTTCTTTAGGTGCCAACCTATCTTGCCAGCCATTAAAGCGGCTAATAAAATGCAGCGGCTTCAAGATCAGATCTTGGTGCGGCTTAGTCATAATCATGTAGTTATTCCAAGCCACGCGCTTATCACTACCGCTACCGCCACCGCTGCGGTCTTTACCCGTACCGTTACCAAAAAGCGTAGAGTCAACACCCATATTCTTAAAAATATGCGCATCGGCCTCTTGGCTATCTTCAATGTAAGTACCGGTTTTCATTTTATCATCAATCACCACCACTTCCCAATCGCCATACTTCTTACTGTGGCTGTCATCGCGCTGCGTGTACATCATGCTGTTGCCCTGCTTATCGCCTTTAAAAAACTTCTCAAAGTCGCTTTTCTCCTTCCTAATAATAGTGAGGCGGTCATTGGTGCTTTTGCTTTCCCAATCTTTATACTTCCACGTCCACCACCATTCAGGCACTTTAATAATATACTTTAGCGTAAGCTGGTTTTTTAGTAAAGCCTTTTTAAACTCAGGCACCGCGCGGGCTATGGGCAACCACGTTTTTAAAATTACGTGCCAGGGCGCTTTTTGGTAATAAGCCCTTCCGGGAGATGGGCTGGCCACTGGGTAAATAAACTGATGATTAGGTTTTTCACGCCACTTTTTTAAATCAGTATAAAAATGGCTAAACACATCATAAGGCTCCGTCTTCGGGTCCTTAGCGTCATACTGCTCCCAATCGGGGCTCACGTATAGTTTTTGAATAACGCCCTTTTCGTTTTTCTTGCCGTAGCGGCAATCGCCCGTGTCTTTACAAGCTAAGTAAGTAATGTACTGCCCAGTTTTACTTTGGCTCAGCTCAGGAAAAATATTGTAAAACGTATAGAAGTTAATGCTAGCCGTGCGCAAGTACGTGTCTAGATCCGTATTCTCTGCCCACTCCTCAATTTCACTATCCACTATGCGCTCAAAGCGCTCCTCACCATCAACAGTAATAAGTTTGCCGTAGGCAATACCGCCACCGTACAAAGCACGCGCCTTCCAATCTAAAATAGGTTCAACCAGCGTTACATCGCTAGTTTGCTCCAGCACCCATTGCGGGTAATTATTATCATCGCCCCATTCTTCAATAAGTGAGTTATCTTTATTGTCCTTATCCTTAACCGGGCGGGGCTTGGGGGCCAAAGCCTCGCCAAGCATTACAAGCGCATCATTTTGCAGCAGCACCGTTTGGTAATCATTAATAGACACTATTTCGCTCATGGCACAACAGGGGTATTATTAAATTCAGTAATCAGCCTAATATTCACGCTATACACATGCTTGCCCTTAATTAGCGGAGCAATACCCACCAGCTCTTTACTCGCTTGGTGCTGGCGTGGTAAGCCACAGCGTATCGCCTCACCCAAGTGCACCCGCTTATACTTGCTTAAAGTCGTGCCCATGGTATGAAAGCCCACCTGAAAAGGCACCGGTCTACCTTGGCTATCCTTCTGCCGCATTATTTCCAAGGCTTTATTAAGCTTAATAGGCTGCAAATCGATCATGCCAGCAATATGCTAAGGCAAAACCCAGTAAAAAAGGACAGCTTAAAACGTTACCTTCGTGCAACGCAATAAAAATATGACAAGAAAAGAAGCCTTTAAGAAAGTAATCAACCAGCGCGGCATCCACCACCGGCTAAGTTTAACCAGCACCGCAGTACGCGCCCTGCGCAGTAGGCTCAAGGCCGATACCCTCAGCGCAGAAAAACAAAAAGAAATACTCCTCGCCTATGGCGCCACCCTAAAACAAGAAGAGTTATGGGAGGTAGAGTAAATACTATAAAAACATTACTGTGAGGGGTTGCCGCCTCCTTTTATGCCACTTCTGCGCATTTCGTTGCGGTTTTGCCGCTGGTAGTGGTAAAAATCCGTTTCGTTAAAAATTCGGCCGTAGCCATATTGGCGCAGCTCACACTTTACGCGGTCTTTCATTGTACCGGATTTAGTCCAGCTATTTTTATGAAGTATTCTTAAATTTGTCATCTCAAAAGTTTCCTATTAGATTGGAACAAATGCCCCACCGGTTGCAGCCAGTGGGGCATTGCTTTTTTAGCCCAAAAGTTTTACATCTAGTTCTTTCATCTTCGCAATAATGCGCTGCATAAAAAACTCATGCACATCAATCAGCACTTCGGGCGCACTAACTGAAAAAATAATAGTTCGCCCGTCTAACAGCTGCCATTTAATGTCGCTGCTGTAATCCGTAGAGAAAAACTCTTTTTGCTCGGTGTAGTCAATGTTTTTCAACCTGTCAAGCACCTCTTGAAATTTCGCGCGCTTGGTCACCAGTTCGTGCATCTGGTGCACCTTCTTAATTTGTGCGCTTAACTTTTCCCCTGCAGTAGGCGCGGCCACTTTTTTAAGGGTTGCACTTTTTGTTGTTTCTGTACTCATAATAAAACTATTAGATTATTAATTAACTTCTATAAAGATACAAAAAGCGTTACGCATACGCAACGATAAAGGGGGTTAAACTCTAATATTGCCCTATCATTTTTATTTTATTATTTGTTTGGTTCATAGTGTGTTATGTTAATTTTTGAGAAAAAAATTATCATTAACTACACTTTGCCTCTCGACTGCGCCCTGTCGATTTTTTGCAATTACACTTTTGAAAATGCGGATATATGAGGAGCGGCCACGTGCAGCCGCCCCCCTTAGATAGAGCGCTCAAGCAATAAGCTTCAAACCTTTAAAGGCTTATACAGAAGGTATGAAATCGCCAGTGTCCTCTAGCATAGGACTAAACTTAGCGAAGAGGAGAGTGTCCCCTGCATCAGAGAGGTGGGTTGCTTCTTCAGGTTTTACATTAGCATCTCGCTCAGGTGCTTTGTCTTTTTTAAATCCACCGTTTGATTGTTTCAGACCAGCCGAGAGTGCACTGATCTCCCATTGCGCGCAATTGGTTCTAGAGTAACGGAACCGAGGTAGTCGGTCATCTTCTTCACGCAGCATTAAGTTTATAAACTCATACTTAACTTCATGAGGTGGTGCTTTGCCTATATAAACAGTATTGACTACCCAGCCATTCTTCTTAAACGCATCTACTACACGTTGAAAGTAGTTGAACTCTGTTACTCCTGAACCTGGTATTGCCGTATGGTCATAGTAATAGTTTACCACGTGCGTGGGGTAATGGCGGTAGTACTGGCAAAACATATCAATAGCTGCATCTACTAATTGAGGGTGCAAAACAAAAAGGCTATTTAAGAATCGGTATTCATTCTTTACTTCTTGACCAACTATAACACAGTTGATCTTATCACCGTAGTCCATAGCTATATCTAATGGCCTACTGCCAATGTAGCCGGCATCATGGCGGCAATCTTGCTTTAAAAGATTGCGGTTTTGCATATCACCTATAAAGCCATCTAAATACGGGTTATTGAACCAGTCGGCCGCATGGCGGTCTGGGTCAAGGTTACCATAAAAGCCTTCCTCAATTTTAAGCAACTTCTCATTCATTATAGAGGTACGGTACTTGATGCTACTCAATATTCTGCGCATATCAGAAAGGTATTCAGGGCCAAGCACATCAATATTATCTAATGCACTAGCCTCGCTATAGAATAAAGAGTACCGGTACTCATCACCCACTTTTCTAGGCATGCGAAGGCGGTGAAGTTCTTTCTGAAAAGCTTTTATTTTGGTGTTAATACGTGCCTTTTGGTCTTGACTGGCTTGCAGCATTTCACGCTGCCACAAATTCACCTGCAGTTGAAATTGAATAATTAACTCAATTTGTTCTTCATCCATCTGCTCAGCCATGTCCAATATCCATTTAGCTTGCGGAGTAGTGGGCATATCGGTGGTATAGCATTCTCCTCTGTAGTTGTGTAGGTGACCAAACTCAGAACGATTGCCGCGTAATGCGGGTATCGTTTCATCATCTAATCTCTCTTTGTTTAAGAGCTTAGCTTCATCACCCCCCAGGGTAACTAATGAAAGGCCATTGGAGCTACCGGCTCTATCTTGACTAATGAGCACCTGCACCGCCCCATTGAACCAGTAGATAGCATACTTGCTATCCAGGGGCTTTACATAAGGGCCTTGCCAGTTCCACATGCGCTTCCATTTCTCGGTTGGCTCACGGCCAAAAACAAAATGTTGACCATCTATATAGCCCATTCTATTCCACATTTGAAAAATGGGCGGTAAGGTGCGCACTAGCAGCTGTTGGAAGGTGCGGCCAATTATGCCGTGCTGCCCCCTAGGCATATCTTGTGCATTTTTTAAATACCAGGGCGCAAGTATACCGGTTGTTTTTCCGGTGCCACGCCCCCAGATATGGTAGCTCTTAGTGGCTTGCACTAAATGCTGCGTTAACTGCGGTACGTTAAAATGGAGGGGCCTTGGTTTACTCATGATCTACTTCATTAGCTTCTTCACTTTGGCTTTCCCACCAATCGCTAACGCGGCTTAATAGCTCATCTTCAGTAGGTGGGTTTTGGCCCACTTGCTCGGGCAACACGGCCATTATTATAGGCTGAAAGTCAAAGTAACTTAGATCTGGCAATTCTACCTCCTCTTTATCTAATTGGTGCAGTTGAATAAAATTACGGGTGCTCTGGCTCATGGCCTTAGCATCTTTGAGCTGAATGGCTAAAGTTCGGTCTTGCTGAATCATTTCTTCAGCAATGGCGCGCTTCAAGTCGCGGTTCATGTGCAGCAGCGGACCATAAATCCGCTCCATTAACTTTAAATCGCGGTAAGCGGTAATTTCACTGTAGTTGTAGGTGCGCTTTAGCATCTTCACCACTTTGCTTTGAAACTTATGCTCTAGCAGAAGCGATTTAGCCACGGTAATACGCTCTAGCTTCTCCTTATCCTTTGCGCTAAGCGTAGCATCACTAACGCCTTGCAGGTAATCAATTAAACGCTCAGCTGTGCTGCCAAAGCCTAAGTGATCTATCTTATGTCTTCTCAACTGCTTGCTCATACTCAAATTGCTTAACTAACTTTTCGGCTAAGCTTTGGGCAGGACTGCTGCCGTTCTTGCCATTTCAATAACATTCTTGCGCTTCTCTTGCCGGTGCGTTGGGCTTTTCTTTAGTGCTAAACAACATCGCCTAATTTGGTATTTATTTCGTTCAATTCTTCTTGCCAGGCTTTTACCTTTTCGGCCTTTCCTACCTTGTGCTTATCGCGAGATAAATAAGTTCGCAAATTATTCCTGCGTTTCACCAACTGGGCACGGTCAAAAGGTAAGTGCCGTTCATCTGGGTTGTAAATATTGGGCAACACCACTTTATGATCACTAAAGTAATTAAGCAGGCGCCAAATCTCATTAATCTCTTGCCAACTGTCTTGCACCTTGCATTTTATCTCAAAAGCCTGCTTGCGATTAATATTATACGTGCTGTCCATTTGCGGGTGCAAGTGGTTCACCAGCTGATACAAATTCTGCAAACGTTCCACTGCAGGGTGTAAAGGCTCTGGCCATTGGCTAGTAGAAATGCTCTTATTTTCCGCGCGTTGGCTAAGTGCCGGTTGTGGCTTAGGCTTGTCCGGTGGCGCAACGGGCTCTTGGTCGGCAATTTTAAGAAGTTCACGGGCAACCCTTTTTCGGTTGTACGTGGTCTCCTTTGCCAGGATAGTTAGCAAAGAACTACTCCCCCCGTTCTGCTCCAGTAATTGCAGGCCAGTGCCGTAGTCTCTATCAGATTGCAACCAATCACCTATTGTCATGCAGCTAATTAATAAAGTTGCAATTGCAATTTAAAGGACTACAGGTTTTTAACCACCCAAGCAAATTCCATTTCAGAGCGGTCAATCATTTCATAGCCCAAGCTAACCATAAGGCTATAAACATCTTCTAAATTGAAATTGATACCGGGAAAAGCCTGGTGAAACTTCGCGAAAAGCTCCAAGGTAGTAGCGCTAAAATCAGCATCGCGCAAATCACGCGCAGGGCTGTAATGCGCAATAATCAACGCTTTTAAATGATCTCTTTGAAGTGTAGTACTGTCCATGGCAAGTAGTGACCGGGCGTTTGCTACAACTCCCCAAAAAAGGAAATCTCGCTTGCGCGAGAAAACCCGGCCACATGCCATTAAAGCATATGTATATTTGAGGAATTGTAGCACGTAAAAATAAAAAAAGCCCCAGCATTAAATGCCAGGACTTTTTGTTCAACACATCAACCTGTCTATGAAAAAATTATTTGCTTTTAGTCTTCCGCTTGCGCTTCTTCTTTAAGTAACGGCAGCCCTGTTCGCACAAAGCATCGGCCTTAGCCAAAGTTACCGTTCTAAAATCAACCTTAACACCGCCAATTAAAACTTCACCAGGCACTAAGCCCACTAAAGTATAATCATCGGCAATATGCGCGCTTAGCTTAGCCATTAAACCGCAGGCGTAAAGCTAATGGCCCCCGTGTAAAGTTTAGGGTAATGGTAAGCCTCAATGGTAATATTCATGCCACGCTCACCACCTTCTTGCAGGCCGGTTTGTAAAGAGCTTTTAAAAATAGCCCCATTACCTTCTTCACCCAATTGCAGCACAAGGCCATCAATTAAAGGCACTAAAATAATGTGGTGCTCTGCTCTAGCCTTGCGTACCAAACCTAATTGAGTAGCCGTAATATTAGCAATAAAACCAGTAAAGGTGAATTTATCATGGTTGCCGCGCACGGCTCCCTGGTATTCATTCATTACCTCGTTCTTGTTAATCTCCAGCTCCATCTTCAAGAAGTTCTTGCCGGTTTTAAACGTATGGTCCGTAGCAATAGCACTTACCTCGTCTAATGTGGCGGCACCTAAGCCCCCCTCAGCGGCAATAGTCTCAAAATCGGCCAAAGGCGCAAAATAAAGCACCTGCTTAGTACCACTAGGGTTATCAGCCGCAGGAATTAAAATATCTGTGTAATCAGCCATAGCTTTATAGTATTAAGCAGATTTTAAAATCTGCTGATTATTCTTCTTCAACACCTTCTCTACCAAGCCTGCGTTTTCTTTCAAATCGCGTACACCGTAAACTTGGCCATCTAGCCTAAATTTAGGCGCCAATACAAGGTATTTTTTCTTGTTGCTCGTAATATAAACGGCATCACTTTTGGCCTCCGTTTTCTCAGCGGCAAGCTCCTCAATAGTCTCGTTCATATCATCAATAGTAGCGCCTTGCTCTTCAGCAAGCTTGCGCAGCTCTATTGCACTAACTAGTAATTCTTTGGCATCTTGTGCCTTTAATTCTTTTTCGGTAATCAATTTAGCGTTTGCCATAACTTTCTTTTTTGGTGGGTGATTGGCCCCTAGCTGTCACACTAGAGGCGTTCACCCTTCTGCGCTTAGTTTGCGTTTAGTATCTTAAGCTTGGTCGTTTACGTACAAGCACTCAAGGTCAGCTATCTCAGCACCAAGTAAAAATTTAGCACTAGTCTTATAGCCGTGTACAGTTTCTACCACCTTGCCAATTCTCGGTCCGGCCGATCCACTTATCGTAGTACCTAATACTAGGTTGTTGTTCTCTATATTCATGATTATACGCTCACCGGTCATCCAGCTGGCAGGTTTAATCTCCCAGCGCTTATTGGTTCCGTATATGTATTTTCTACCATCGCCAGTATCAGCATTAGCTACACTACTACCAAACTTAGCCAGCTCACTAGCAATGTACTTCTCATACACGCTATGGCTTAAGTGAACCACGCCCCTTTTATTCTTGTGGGCAGTAGCCATACTGGTATACATTTCGCGTAACTGATCAAAAGCACCGCCAGAGGCGGCTTCTGTTATAGCACCGGTAGTAGTAACGGGTAAATTACTAGCTGTAATTTCATTGGCTATAATAGTACCAATACCATTAAAGCACACCGTATCATTCACTTGCTGCCACTTAGCAGGGTCAGTTGTAGGGCTTTCTCCTGCAGCTGTAATGGCAACCGCTTTGTAATAATTATCATCTATAAACTTCATGAAATCACCAATAGCGTAGGTGCTGCCAGATGCCCATGCCGCAGCATCAGCGTTAAAGGCGCTTAAATAAAAGTTATCGTTAATCTCGCTGGCAAGCTTTTCCATTTCACGCTGCCAAAACCAACTAGCAAAAGGCTCGCGCTTAGCGCCCGGCTCTAGCATATCGGCTAAGAAAGATTCGCGTAATTCTTCAGGTATAACCTTAAACAACTTCATGCAGTCATGCACAAAAAGTTTACGGCCCCCTAAGGTGCGCTCTTTACGGCCGTTTTCTTCCACATTAGTATCTAGCGGCCGTAAACCGGATTCTGCCGTAAATTTAGGGAGCAATTTACCGTGGCGGCTCACATTTCTATCTATCCGCAGGTCGTTAAAAATATCAAGCCCATTCAGCATCTGCATAATCATGGTACGGTCATACTTGCCCGCCCACTTGGCTATGCTCTCAACGTCTACTAGAGGTGTGGCCATGGCCATAGCTACCCCCTCAGGGGCTTGTTGGCTAAAGCCTACAGCCGTAAACGCTACGGCCATAATAATTAATGCAAATCGCTGCAATCCTTTCATCTTCTTAAATTTAATCTTCGTTTGTAATTAGTCTTTCAGGCCTAAATCAGCGCGTATAGCCGCTAATTCAGCATCAGTTTCACTTAAAAAAGTTTCGTTTTCACCACCATCATCTTTGGTAGTGTCTTTTTTCTTGGCGGTAGGCTTAGCCGCGCTCTCTTTGCCTAAGGCTTTTACTTGAGCTTCTAGCTCAGTAATACGCTGATCCTTCGCTTCAATGCTATCGGCCTTAGCCTTCATAGCATCGTAATCTGCCAGGCGTGCATCTAAATTGCTTAGCTGCTCCTCGCTAGGTTGGTGCTCTACTTGCTCTGCCGCATCGGTAATTTGCAAGCCAAAAAAGGCCACTAGGGCCGTTAAGTTCTTTTTAATTTTCATGGGTTCTTCTTTTTTTGCCGCTTTAGGCGTAGTCTTATTAGATTGATTATTAGGAGTAACGCCTTGCAGGGCACTGGTAAACGTATTTTTAAGCTGCGCTAAAAAATTGCGCTCGGCTTTAGGCTCTTTTTTAAAGTAAGCCATTACCTCTTCTAGGCTCTTGCCTTGTAAGGCGTCAGCGGCTTCGGTGCTTTCTTCAATTACACTATCAATAATACCCAGCTCTTTAGCTTCCGCGGCCGTGTAAGTATGGTCATCGTAATTAAAAACGTCCGCTTCTATTTCAGCGGTGGTTTTACCCGTTTTTTTAGCAATGCTTTTAACCAGGCCGGCATCAATCTTCTCCATTAACTCTATCCTAGAGCGAAAATCGCGCACGTTGCCAAAAGCACCGCCACTGCAGTTATGCAATAAAGTAGTAGTATTTTCATGAGCGGTTACTTCATGGCCGGCCATTAGAATAATAGCGGCCATACTGTAGGCCACCCCATCATTACGGGTATACACCTTTTTTTCGCCAGCATTGGCGCGTAAAATAGCGTTGTAAATAGCAATGCCCTCGGCAATACTGCCGCCTGGGCTATTAATGGCTACCATCACACTATCGCAATCATCATTATTCAAATAATCTTGCAGCTGCTGCTGAAAAGCGCTAGCCGTTACGCCATCGCTCCACCAGCTGGCTCCAATCTGATCGTAAATAAGAATTATTTGTTGTGACATATGCTTGCGGGGTTTTTATATTCCCGCAAGACAATAATCTAAAGGTAATTACCCCCAATAAAGGACTAAGTATACACCAAATACCCCGTGGTACTTAATTTATAACTGGCCGCATCGGCACCATTAGCCACCAATTTACCATTAGCATCTAAACTAATTATACCCACTAAAGCAGGGCTAATTTCAAGCTTACCATCTTCATTAATCCAAATTAGCGGAGAGTCATTACTTACCAAATAGCCCCCTTGCTTACCATGGCGGCCGGTGAAGCGCACGGTAAAGCCAATTTGCCCCGCAAATTCAGCCGTAGTAAAATTAAATTGTAATCTAAAAGGCTCCGCAGGGCTTCCGCAAATGCGCAAATTGCCGGTATAGTCTCTATACTTTAAAATCAGCTTAGCAAAAACATAGCTGTGTAACAGCTCCTTATTGGCAAAATCATCATGTGCTAAAAAGGCACGTGCGTCCTTGGCATAGCGCACCCCTTGGGCACTTAGCTCCTGATTTTCACTATACAGCATGCTACCTTGCACACCAGGCACATCAATCCAACCAAAGCCTGCTTTTAAAATAATAGCCGATGGCCCACCCAGTGTACTACTCTGTAAATTAAAACTATCTACACCCTCTACGGGGATAAACTGTAAACTCTGTATGCCGCCAACTAAGGCTTTATTAATAAAATTCAGGGCCATTATTAAGGGACTTCGTTCGACAAAATTTTAAATCACGCGCTGCATCAGCATTTCACCGCTTTTTCTATACCTATAATAAGCCTTCTTCAAACGTTCATACGTCATTTCAGCTTCAGCCGAGCTATATTTTAGAATAAAATCATCAATTTCACTTTTCATTTTACCACCTTTTCGCATGGCTTCACCGCGTTCATAAATCACATCTAGGCGTGTATACAACTCTTTGCGCATCAAGTAATCAATCAACTCATTAAAGCGCCTGGCGTTGCAATCGCTAATGGTTAAAAAAGTAGCCCGGCCATCGTAGCTTTTACCCAGCTCATCGCGCAGCGGTACGCAAAAGCTTATATAATTATCATCTACCGGGGGCTTTGGTTTTTTGGGCGTGCTATCAATTAAGCCCATTAAAAAAGCGCCAAACGCGCTGTTCGCGTCAAAAACCAATTTTTCATTGGCGCGTTGTAATTCCTTGCGCACGTAAAGCATTAAGTGCGGTAACACCGGAATACAGATTTCAGCTTTTCTTTTCATAAAAAAGGTAATGATTTAGCGCAATATAATGCAGAATTACCGCAAAAATTACATTAACGCTTCAACTTTTCTATATAAGGCAACACATTTTTAACCGCACGTTCTCCAAATAAAAAGCCCAGTACCAGTATATTAATAATCCAAAGATTATCCAGCAGAGCCGCTTCATCCGTAAGTTTATATCGGCCGCTGTACACCATAAAGTTTAAGAATAAAACGCCATAGCCCCAAAGTGGCCTTTGCGCCCCACGTAAAAAGAGCACAACGCGGCCGGGCCAACCCGCCTGCAGTAAATCAGTACCGGTACCTTCTAAATCTTTTATACGCTGGTTAAATTCAGCATCAGCCTCTAGGGCTATGCGCTGTGCTTCTAGTATGCGCTTATGCTCTAGCTCTAATAAAGTTAGCTTTAGCTTAGCCTTTTCTTCTTTGGTATGCACAAAACGATCTAATACATCGCCTAACTCAGCTACCACACCTTTTTCACCCGTAAAAAGGCCGCTTAATTTTTGCCATATGCTCATAGCTCATCAATTATTTGCAGTTTAAAATTCTCAGGTACTAGCTCCATAATAAGCCGCATAATTTTTTTGCTACTGGTTATGTCCTTAAGGCCATCGTTATTAATATCAACATGATTATTCCCCGCCAAAATGCAACCTAAAATGTCTGTATAGAAATTCCCGAAATGCATTAATATCCATGTGCGACCTTTCACATTAGTAATGTGCAAATGCCAACCGTACTTTTCACTCCAGCGTTTTTTTACTGTGTAGGTATAGGCAGGTATGCAGCTTATACGCCTCTTATTTTCTTTCCACGGCAACTCTAGCGTATGGAATGTTAGAAGCTCGGTGTAATCTTCACCGAAAATTACACCACGGCCAAGCATTTGCTTTTCATTTCGCTGTTGGCGCACAATGGCCATGTGACTTATTCTAGGCTTCATGGTAAATCTCTAGCCTCCGCCCAAATTTTATCTAAATCTAAATTCAATTGCTGCCCAAAACTCATAATTAAGGGGTCATATCTATTAAAAGTATTAGCCGTATTCCACTTCATTTTTAGAGCGAAATCAGTACCTGAATTAATCATGTTATCTATAGCTGAAAACACGCCTTTTTCCTCTAAAATAATCTTGACTTTAAAGGCTAATACTTCCACTTTAGCAAGCTGTTCTTCGCTAAAGTTTATCTCGTAATCATCACTCTCAAGCAAATATCTTGTACCCATAAAATCGCGGCCAGCCTGCCAACTCTTTGGCAAATTAGGCACCCATTTTGTTCTTTGTTGCCCCCCTACTATTTCTGTTATCTTCTTTTTATCTACTATCATGGTATTGATTGTATTAACCCACCATCTACCCGGTAGCCTGTGAATTTTACTCCAGCGCTGGCCTCACCAAACCCTATAGCCGTTAGCGCACCTATATCTGTAACCTTATTAAGCGAAAAAGAGCCAGAATGGGGGGTTTTTATGTATATAACATCTCCAAAACTACCCCGGGGGCCCGTATGTATTTCATAAGTACCGTAACCATTTCTAAGGCCTACAGAGTTTTGATTAAGTATTTCGGTGGCCACCCCGCTTACCATTTCTAAAATAATGAGCTTTTGATCCCTAATTTCAAACAGCAACCCGTTACTGTTGTCAATTAGAAAACCTATGTACGCATAGCCACTGGTTCCTGGTCTTCCCTGAATAGTTGCAATTACAGCAATTTCATCAAAATCAGAAGTATTCAGAGTTAGGGGGTAAAGATATTGTAAGGGCGCAACACCTGCTGTAAAAGCTTGGTTCGTAATGGGGGCAGCAATGTTTTTACCATAAAATAAACCTGCATTTGGCGGCATAAGCGATACAACAACAGATTCTTCAGCTGATGGAATACTTCCGCCAGGACCTTGAATGCCCTGTGGGCCTGTGGGGCCTTGTGGCCCTTCAATATCAGTAAGCGGTATTAAGTTTAACCAAGTAACTTCACCAACGTAGCGCCATTGAATGTGCGTATCGGTTTTTTGCAGTTCTATTTCTCGGCCATCATCACCGTCAGATCCATTGGCACCGGGTAAACCATTGGCACCGGGTAAACCTTGCGCACCTTGCGGCCCTTGCGCACCATCGGCACCATCGGCACCATCAGCGCCCGGCACACCTTGCGGGCCTTCTAAAGTGGTTAAGGCAATTAAGTTTAACCAGGTAACTTCACCCACGTAGCGCCATTGAATGTGCGTAGCGTTTACCTGAAATTCTACCTCGCGGCCGTCATCGCCAGCGGCACCATTGGCACCAGCTGGGCCAGGTATAAGACCTATGCCTGCCAGTAAATCTTGCGCTTTTTTCATGTAATGAAAAGAGCTGTACAAGCCGGGTTCCACCTCACTATCTACTGCATTGGTAGCCCAAAGTTTGGCTTCATCTTTAGCGGCAATAGCTATGCTAGCCGCATTTAGCTCAGTAAGCGTAATATCTATTTGGTCACCTTCTTTGTAAACTACTTCAATCATGCTGCGGTAGTTGTAGCGTTAATATTAAGTTCAAAACGTACCGGGTAGCTCACTAAGCCGCTGCTAAACTCTACGCGTATATCAGCATACAGCGTACCTTTTTTTAAGCCCTCAGTTTCTGTAGCACTCAAAGCTATGGGGTATTGGTCACTAATCCGCGCAAGCGTTTTATCTAAAGCCACGGGCGCCATGCGGTTTGGGCTGCGCCTTAAGGTTAGCCGTACAGTGCTTAGCTCATTGGCCGGTATAACTTCTAAAGTGCCAAAGTTGCGCTTTAAAGTCAGCGTTTCGCCCCAAGTTTGCCCTGCGGCAATGTTATACTTCAAATTTTGCAAGGCCATCTACTAGCTTGTTTTTAAAAATATCGTTTAAATCAAAATTGTAATTTAAAAAAGTTTTGCGCTCATCTTCTGTAAGGGCGCCCCTTATTGTATCAAAATGCTCGGCATTGCCTTGCGCTTTCGCGCGATGTATGGCTAGCCGCGTAATTTTATCAGGCGCCATTTGGCCAGCGGCATCAATTGGCCCTGCATGGCCAAACACGTAAGCCTCTATAAATTCTAGAGCTATGTTGTGCGTAGCATAATCATTGGCCACAGCCACAATAGCGGGTAGCGCAGTAGCATCTTTAAGTTGATGCCAATTGTTTTGCCAAGTATGCTTACCAAAATGGCCTTCACCTTGCAGCTCATTTAAGCTTTCCCAAGGTTTAGTATGGTTTATACCATTAACTATAAAATTGCTGAAGTATAGCTTTGAGCGAGTTTCAACCGGGCGCATTACCAAGCGTGCCGCAATATTAACGCGGTTCATTACCACGTTTTCGGCAATTAAGGTAAGGCCACCCGTATCATGCGGGCCACGTTTTTTAAGGCGAATGTTATCATTAACCACGTTAATGCCAAAGCGCGCCCGGCCAATAAAACAGTTGCGCATATAACTAGTAGTGCCGGCCGTTAATTGGGGCGTACGGTCTAAACAGTTAAGCCAACCACATTCTATAAAAGCTAAATTTTTACCCTCATTAGGCCCGTAGCAAAAATGAATAGAGCCGTAGGGATGAGCGCCTTTATGGTGCTTTAAGCTGGCCAGGGGCTCTAAAAATAAGGTTCTAAAAAAAGCAATGTTACTGCCAGTAGTTTGCACCAGTTCATCAGTAGCTAGGCCAAAAATGCAGTTTTTGGCCAAAAAGAAATTACCGTTAATCTTTAAATTATCGCGCTCGCTGTAAGCACTCCAGCCACTAGCTTGCATCATTAGCTCATCATGGGGCAAGGCATCACCTACGTACATGCGCAGGTTGTCAAAAATTACATTATCGGCTTTAATGCTAATTTCTAAACCCCAAATAGTGCTGCCGCCTGGCATACCTTGCAGGGTAAAATTGCCATGGGTTACTAATTGAAATACGTAGGGCTGCAGGTCTATTACCGGTACGGTAATTTTTATAATGCGCGGGGCCTTTTCTTCTAAAGCATCAAGCAGAGCTTCACCCGTGCTTACTTCTATTACTTTGCCGCCTTGCCCACCGGTAGCGTTAAAGCCACTGCCCGTATAGGGTAGCGCATTAACCGGTACGGGGTTAGGCGTTGGCGCTGGGTTAGGCTCAGGTTCTGGATTAGGCGTTGGCGTTGGCGTTGGCGCCTTTAAATTCTCAATTTTTTGGGTTAAAAAAACAATTTCTTGAGAAAGCCTTTGGCTGTTTTCCTGCGCTTGAGCCAAGCCTTTAGCGGTTTTCTCAGCTTCTACTTGTTGCTTATTAGCCAAAATAGTTAAGTGCTGTTCAGTAGCTTTTTTTACAGCGGCTAAATCATCAGCAGAAGCAACTTTTAATTCTTTAATAGTAGGTAATTGAATTTTCATATACTTTGATTAGGTGTGAGTTACTGTCCAGCCAGCACTGCGCAGCGTAGCGGCATCAGTTGCGCCTGTGGCGCTAGGTGCTGCATTGGCCACTAAACCTACTGCCGCTTTTACGCGGCCCGGTAGGCTTAAAGAGCTTACTAAATCGGCCAGTACAGCATCTACATTAGCTTGGGTTAAACTATTCTGATTAAAATCAACCGCTTTTAAAGCCGCTAAACCACTTAGGGTACCTGTTAGGTAGTTATTGAAACCATTAGCCGGTATGTTTAAATTCTCTAACAAGGGCAGCTGCTGAATTTCTAGAGGTATAGTGCCACTAAAATTGTTAAAGCCCAGGCTTAAAGTGGTTAAATTCACTAGGTTTTTAATGTTTACGGAGAGGGTATCAGTAATGCTATTACCATTTAAATGCAGCTCGGTAAGGGTAGTAAGCGTAAAAATCTCTGGCGGTAAAGTGTCTGTTACTCCACAAAATTGAAAGCCTAAATACTCTAAGTTCACTAGATCACCAATATCTGCTGAAATAGCACCAACGCTTAGCGAGTTACCACCAAGCTCTAGTCTTTCTAGGTTTAGCAGCTTGTAAAAATCAGCCGGCAAAGGGCCTTCTAGGCTGTTGCTATTTAAATTTAAAATGGTAAGGTTTACCATTTTAGCTATTTCAGCGTTTAGGCTGCCTACTAAGCCTTTGTTAGGTAAAGGTATTGACGTTATTGATTCCCAATTGGGCGTAGGGCCCAAAGGCGCAAAACCAAAAAACTTTTGGGTGGTGCCCGTAAACGTATGATTAATAGAGGCACTTGTAAAATCAGCTTCAACAACGCCATCGGCCCAAGCTATATATAACAAGTTGGCACCGCCTGCAGGTATAGTGGTGTTAATATCTGCCCTGGCATCAGCTATTCTAAAAACAAGCGGTAATACGGCCGCAGCAACGCGGGCGGTAGCACTAGGGCCAAAAGCTATGTTAGTAGCATAACTCACAGTAAATAACCTTCAATTAACCATTCATCATTACCTAGGCAAATAGCCCAGGCGCTGTGCCATTGGGCGGCTATTTCTACCGTATGGCCGGTAATGCCGTTAATTTTAACGGCCGCCAATGCTTCTACACGCAAAGCACCGGCACCTAAACGCATGGCTCTAAAGGCTGTGCCTTCTGGTACGCCAGCGGCTAAGGTTATAGTTTGCGTAGTAGTAGCGGTAGATTTTAAAAGCTGCCCCGTAACATCTGCATTAGTTACGCTGTAGCCAGTGCTGGCCTCTACAATGGCGAATTTTAAAAGGGGCTGCCAAGCAGTACCATCATGGGTATAAACTTGCTGTATGGCCCCGCCAGTTTTAATCCAAATTACGTTGGTACTAGTAGGGGCTGTAGCGCTGTATACTATGCCATTAATGCCTACCCAAGTACTACCATCATACTGGTAAAAAGCCAGCACCGTCCAAGTGCTAGAATCGTTGGTAGAAGTTTCCGCCCAAATAACATCTTTATTGCTGGGGGCGGTAGTGCCGTAAAGTATTGCGGCCGCTTGTCCTAAAATTGCCATGCTGCAAAAATGGCAGGTCAAAAGCAACCATAAAAGGACACCCCACCGCAACAGCCGCTAAATGCCATAGGCTCCGCCATACGGCACTTAGCTTAGAGTTGTAAACAATTAAAACATTAGCTTCCGTTCTTTTGGAAGTTTATCTAATTGCTTATCACAATCAACGCATTCAAATTTTCCGTTTGATTTGCCAATTAAGTATTTATGTCTGCAAGTTGGTTGCTTTTTTAATTTCTGCTCTTTTTCGTATTGTTCTGTTAATCCCATGTTTTAAAAGTTTACAACAAGGGCTATAATTCATACCCTTGCAAGGTTTATACTTAATTCAATGTTCCGTAATTATATGGGTACGAAATCATAGCCCAGAGCCGTTAATAAACCGCCCTCTTTGCTCTCAAAAATTAATCAGTGTTCATATTAATTAAAAAGAGGGCGGTTGTTTAATTACACGCTATGGCTTTGGCGCTCTAGGCTTTCCAATAAGCGGTATAGCGGGGTTTCTTCATAGTGTTTAAGCAACGCGCTACCTGGTGCTTTATGAAGCCACTGACCAAAAGCCAAGGCCTCATAATTTTGGTAGCTTAAGGTTATTTTATTACTAAAACCTTGGCTTTTGCGCCTAATTTTTTCAATTAAATTTTGCGCTATGCCGTTTATTATTACCTCTTGTTTATTGGCCGGTGTGTACTCTAGCTGCTGCAATATTTCATTAAGCAATAAAAGTTGAGGGCGGCTAATTTTATGCTTTACTAGGTGCATGATTGGTTTTTAAGTTTTCATAAATATTTTTCACCTGGTTGGGCCAGTCTTTAGGAGCAATGTACTCTACCTGGCGCCCGTTTTTTACATAATACCGGGCAATATTATTGAAAGTACCATAACCGGTAGATAAGTACACAATTGCTACTTGCCAATCACTATAAGCCGGGTTGTGCAATAGTCTTTTTTTCATTTCATCTATTAACCAGCCTAAGCCAAAATTACTGTGCTGGCTTTGTAGCTGCTGGCCCTTAGGCGCATAACGGGCATACGGATCTACTGGCTTAAGGTCTATCATTTGGGTTGGCTTGCTAGATAGTTGCACGGTGTAAAAACTAAATTTCACAGATGCGTTTTGGCGCATTTCTGTTTTGTCTTTCCAACTGCTTAAGCCTTTGGGTCTGCGCGGAAGATAGCCGCTTTTGGTTTTGGTACTCATAATTTAGGAGTTTTTATGATTGGCCATTGCCCAAAAGCCTGATATTGATCTAAATATTGTTGCATTTGTGGGCATTTTTGCGCAACGTACTTTCTAAGGCGTAAAGCCTGAGTAAAGCCCGGTTGACGGGCCTCATGTGCTTTTAATGCCCTTAAAAAAAGAGTTTTTTGCCGGTTGAATTTATGTTGCTTTTCGCGTTGCTGCTTAAGTTGGCTAAATTCATTCCAGCTATTTTTTACCTTAATTAATCTAATTTGCCCCAGGTAGCCGCTGTAATCTTTTTTGTGCCTGGGTTTTCGGTTTAAGTTAAAAAATAGGTGAGGAAAAAGGCCAAAACGCTCGTGGGGCGCGGCCGCTATGTATTTTTGGTAATGCTGTATAACCTCGGTAATACGGGTAATAGTGGCATCAATAGCGTCCTCACTGCTTAAGTCTTTAAAAAACTGCTGCAAAATAAAATCTTCAACTTTGCAAAGGTAGCCGGCATTAAAGTCTATATGACTTAAAACCGTGCTACAGTAGGCTTTTAAGAGTAAAACCACTTTTGCAAAAGCGTATTTTTCAAGATCATTGCCAAAATTTTGCGCGGCCATAACTGTATTTTTTGCGGCAATTTTTTGTTTAATTTTTTGCTTCTCCCCTGGCGAATTTAACCGGACGGAGTTTTCAATTTTTCTGCACTTTTCAGGGGTTCTTTTTAAAGTGGTTTCGGTATCGGCTTTAGCCGTTTTAGGTTCTTGGTGATAGCCCGGAGGGGTATTAACAATCCTTTTATCTTCTATTGTACTATTATCTAATCTTTTTAAAAGGCTTATATCATGGCCGTTTGTACTACGATCAACGGGAGAAGCCCATTGCTCCGTTTTGCCGGGCAAGCGCAACTTTGGGCAAAAAGATGGGTTTTCAACGTCATAAATAAGCAATATATTAGGGGCCAGGTGTAGCTCAAAAGCCGCGTTAGTACCTCTAAACACTTTGCCGGCAATAGGGCCGCTAACGCCCTCTACTGAGGCAAAAAAGCCAGCGGTTTGCAGCCGCATAAGCCTACGGTAAACGGTTTTGTGGGTACACCCGCCCGTATTGTTACTTAGTACTGGGTAGCTGGCTTGTACGCTGTAGGGCTGGCTGGTGGCTATTTTATGAAAGCCCTCTTGGTAGAGGTAGGTGTTGTTATAAATTACTTGCTTGCGGGCGATTATAATAAGCTCTTTAAGTAAATTTATATGCACATCCCTAAATAGCTGGTTTGGCTCCTGAGCTAATTGATCTTTAATTGATTTTACCAGGCTTTCGTTTTTTGTCTTTTTGGCAAGCTCTAGTTTTTGCAGTAGAGGAATCCGCTTAGCGCGTATTACTGTATTGTATCGCTCTTGGTATTGTTTTAGATACTCCCATTGCCGTACCAGGCTTTTACCAAAGCTGGGGTGTTCTATAGTATGCGTATTGGCGGGCGGGTCATAGGCCAGGGTGTTGAAATAATAGCCGTAACGCTTGTTTATGGGTAAGTAAGGGGTTTGCATTACTTAGATGTTTTTAATTTGGTTGCGGCTTGGTTTTTTTGCAGTTCTTGTTGTAGCACTTGGGTAGTTTGGTTAAGCGCCTCTAATTGCTCAGGGTTAGAGGCAAAGTGGCTGGCTAGTATCATTAGAGGGGTGGCCTCTTTACTTTCCTGACTGTAGACTCTTATGTTTTTGCCCTCTACAGCAAACATTATATAAGCCCGCATAGAACTTATTTTTTTAGCCAGTTGCCAAGTTGAAATTTGATCTTGTTTTATTGCCATTTTATGGGGTTTTGGGGGTTAAAGTGCCGGCCATTTTTTAATTTAAAAAGTTGGCGATTGGGGCCAGGGATCTCATGCCCCGGCCCTCATTTTTCGCACTTTTCGGTATTGTAAAAAGTTCTTTTTGCCCGTTGGTTAGGTGAAAAAAGAAGTTAAAATAACTTTCATAGTTGTTAATGCTTATTAGGTTGGCATCTCGCAAAAGCGCAGCACTAACTTGGCACGGGCGGGCTTGGCGCCATTGATCTAACAAGTTAATGACCAATACTAAAGTTTGGCTTGGTTTGGTAGTTTGGGCTTGCTGCTTTTTTTGGTGCAGTTTAGCGGGTATAAAGCATTGATATAAGTCTAATATGCCTTTATCGTGTAGGCAAGTGTAAAACTCTAAGGCGATGTTTAAGGCTATTACCTGGCGCTGTAGGTGCCGCGCCAAGGTGTAGTTAGTTTGCCCATGGCCTAGTTTAAATAAATTTATGGCCCTAAGGCCCTCTAAATAGTGTATTTTTTCAAACGCAGAGGCGTTGCAGTTGGCGCTTGTTGCTATTGTGTTTCTTATTTTGTTGCTTTGCATGGTATTTTTATTATTAAATTTTTAAAAGCGCTGGCCGGGCAAGGGTTAGCGCTTTTTTTATGCTTGTTGCTTAAAAAAAGCCCAAGGCGCTAAGCATTATGCTTTTTGCGACCTGGGCTACATCCAACCATTGCCGTTATGTCTTTAAGGCTATTATTGGGGTTAGGGGTGTTGCTATTAATTAGTTGAGCGGCCTTTAAAACTTGGCTCAGCTTGTTTTCTTTAATTTTTTGCGGTGGCAAGGAAAAACGCTGGCCAATAGCATTTTGCAACTGTTGTTGCTCTGCTGCTGGCATTTGCTCAATAAGGGTTAATATGGCGCTTACGGCTGGGGTCATTAATTTGCCGGTGTTTTTAGCGCGGTGCTTTGCGCGGCCATAAGTAGACTAAGGGCGGCAAATAACAATTCTAGGTTAAAAACAAAATCAGGTACGTAGGCAAATTTATAGCCAAGGCCTATTAAAAACTTTAGGCTTAAAAAGGCCAAGGCATGAAGCCCTATAAAAAAAAGTAAACACTTGCCCAGGTAGGTGAAAAACCAGTCTAATAATTTTTTTACTCTCATAGCTTGTTTTTTTGGCACGGTTTTAGGCTACTTTTTGACCTAACTCCCTATTATGTTTATTTTTATACCCCCTTCTCGTTTTCTCCCTTTCAGCTTCAAGTTTTATATGAATTTGAGGGATGGCCTTACGCAAGCGCGAGAGGCTTATGCCGTCAATAGCGCTGGCATCTTCGTAAATTTTTTGGAAATCTTTGGTGCCGGCCAAGTACCAGCCCGCCATTTTTTGCCGGTACCAGTTAATGCCCTGGGTAATAAATGAAGCCCGATCAGTCATGATTAATTTTATAAATTGATAAAGCAAACTTAATCTTTTATGACTACAAAAGTCATATCTGACTAATAATATTAATCATTTAAACGTAAATGCCTGATATAGAGCTACAAAAATTCGCAAAACGCCTATCAATGGCCATAAAAGCGCTAGGCTACACCAAAAACAGTTTTGCAAAAACCTTAGATAAGGGCCAGGCTACTTTAAACCGTGCCACCTTAGGTACTATAGAACCACGGGTTAGCTTACTCTTTGTTACCCACAAGAAAATAAAAAAAAAGGCGACCACTCATACGTTAAAAAACTAATTGAAAAACATTCTTTGCATTTCAGTATTATCGCTTTCAGTTGGTATTAAATAAGGTCTTAATTCCAAAGCACCACATATTTCTAAATACACACCTAAAGGCATTTGTGTTTCTTTTTTAAAGTATCTCACTAAAGTAGTTACACTTACTTGTAGTATTTCAGCAAGTTTATTTTGAGTTACTTTCTTTTCTTTCATTCTATTTTTTAAATAGGACAGGATTAAATCCTGCCCCATTTCTGATGCTTGTTTATAGTTTTCCATAATAGTATTTTGCTTTAAAGTTAAAGGGTAAGCAAATTACTATTATTTAAAAGAATTAAGTTTTTTTCCAGCAAGTTTTGAAACTTTAATAAAATCCCCAGACTTACCACCTCTTGGAGCATCATTTCCAGTAGTGTATTTATAGCCAAAGGCATTTATTAAAGCCTTTACGTTGTGGCTTATATCTCTCATTGTTCCACGTCCACCTCTATGACCAGTTTCTACTGGTCTAAAAATGCCATTACCTTTATAAACATCTTGTGCAATTTTCACACTAATTCTTAAATTGCCACCTTTACTGTATAAGAAGTCATTTTGTTTTTTTGTTAATTTACTCATCATTTAAAATATTAAATTGTTTAGCATAATTGCTGGTTCAAAAATACAAATAGTTTACATATATGCAACCTATTTACTCTTTTATTTTCATTTATGATTATTAATAGTGTTGTAAATATTTGTCTTCCTATCGTCAGCCACGCCCTTTTTTTTATTTTACAGATGGGTAACACAGTATATAAAACAGCTGAAAAAGCCGTTTCATATACTTATTAGATATTACAGCAAATCACCCTGAGTTAAACCAACATTGGATTTTAACCGGTAAAGGCCCCGCTTGGGCTATTATTTTACAAATTTAGTACAATTAAAAAAGCCCCAATCGTGCATTTTGGGGCTTTTTTTATTTCTAATTGCACAAGATTAAGCCTTAGCGCTGGTTAAGCTCAAAAGTATAGTGATTGGCCGTTTCGCCAAATTGCACCGAACTTTGGTTTAGGCCGGTTACGCGGGCAACATCGCGCCAGGCGGCTTTTTTGCTGCTGTAGCGGCCTTTGTTGCGTTTGTAGGTTTTGCCGCCCTTAGGGGCGTTTAAACTAGCGCTGGCCAGTGCTGGCTTATCTGCGTTTTTTTCGGCCTCTAATTGCGCTACGCGCTCAGGCCATATAACAAATTCACCAAAGCCCAGGCGGCCGCTGTTAGTGGCTACAAAGTCTTTACACTCAATACGGGCATCCACTATGTGCAGCCAACCGTTATTGCCTTTAAAGTTACCGTCTTTGGTGGCTTCCATAACCAAAATAAAGGCCGTTTTAGGGAACTCACTTTTGATAAAAGTAAACATCTCATCGGGTGAAATACCGTAATAATTCATAAGATCAACAAACACAAATTGCGGGCGGTATTGCTTAATATTTGCCCTAAGCTGCTCTAAGGTACGGCCCCCGCTAATTAGTAAATTGTCCGTTTCGGCAATACCCATGTTTTTTATAAGATCCTGGGTAGTGCCGGTAATACCTTGCTCAGCAAAATTGTAGAGGGTAAGGCCTTTTGTGCTTAGCATTTTGGCCATTTGTAGGCTAAAGCTGCTTTTGCCGTTTTTGCCCTGGCCGTACACCATAGCGGTAAAGTTGGTAGGTACGTTTTGCATAAGCGCGGCCCACTTGGGGGGCAAGTTTAGCTTATCAAACTTCATGTTAAAAATGTCTTTAATACTTAAAACATTTTTACTGGTAGCCTTTACACTTTCTGCCACTTTTTTACCGCTTTCAATAGCTTTATTTACCTTTTCTAAACCGTCTAATATTGGCCCATTAAGCCCGCTTTTTTTTTTAAAGTTTTTAATCACATTTTTGGCGCCATTTAGGCCAAATAAATCACCTTGGTTATTTTCAAGATCATCTAACCCTTGGGTTAATCTATCGGCTTGTTTTTCAAGATCTTTTAAAACCACCTTTTTTAAATAGTCTTTTTCCTCGTCCGTCCAAACCTTAAGCCCTTTATTGCTGGTTTTAAAGCGGCTTAAAATAAAGCGCTGTAGCTCTTTGTTTTCGTGGAGTTGCTTTTTGACATCACCGGTCAATTTACGGGCAAAATCATTTTGTAACTTTTCGCACCCATCACTTTCACACTCAGGAAATAAAACTTGCTGGCCGTCCTCTAAAGTATCTATACGCTTTTGGGCTAGATCAAAAAATTCCGCTTTACTTAATTTAATGCCCTGACCATCGCCACGGTAAAAAAAGTAAAATAAATTGCGCTCCATTAATTTGCCCCATACGTCCGGGTTATCGCGGGCCAGCTCCCCGGCCCACATTGCCCGACTTTCTATGTGCGGATATTCGCTTAAGTTGCTTTGGCCCAATACCGTAATAAATAAGCCGGTAGGGTTTAAATATGTGTAAGCCTCTAGCTTATTGGCGTTACCCGGGAAAGCCTCTTTTAATTCTGCTTTGGTAACTGGCTCAATATCGGCTTTGGTATCGCCATCCCTTAACAATTGAAATGCCTTAAGATCTTCAACCAGGCTTTCCTTGTCAGCACTCCGGTTGGCATCTACCTTGGCAAATTTTATGGCCTCTTTTTCAGTACCTTCAAAATAGCGGGCGGGTATTTCTGTAGCCTTGCGCCTTTTCATGCCCTCTAAACGGCTGTGGCCCGATATTACAATTTGCTTTTGCGTTTTGGGATCTACCCAAATTACAACCGGGTCAAATTTATTGGGGTTAAATTTTTCTGCTACTGTGCGGGCGGTTAATTCACTAAAAGCGCCTTTACGGTTTTGAAACCGATCGGTATCAGTTGCCAGTTTGTCAATAGGCAATAATACCGCGTGGCATTCTTTGGCCTTGGTGGTGGCCATCACTTTGGCGTTGTCTTTTTTGGGGTTTTCATTAATTGGTTTAGCCTTAGGGTCAGGCTTAGGCGCCTCTTTTTTGCTTTCACTAATAGTTAACTCAATGCCGCACTTTTTAAGAGCTTCGTGGGTGGCGGGGATGTCTTTAGCGTACCAAATTTTTTGTTTGCGGCTCCATCTAAATTTAGCGGCTTTTAGGCACTCTAGAATCTTAGGGTTTGGCTTACCCGGAAAACTAACCTCTATTCCGGCTTTAGTTGGGTTTAAAGTGGCGGTAGGCTGGTCATTTTCGCCCGTTTTTTTAGGAGCCTGGTCAGGTAATGATTTTTTGGTTGCATTGACCTCAAACCTGGTACGCCCTTCAGCGGCCGCAACGTAAATTTCATTTTTGCTTTTTTCGGCCTGGGGATCAAAATAAGGCAACTTGCTCACTTTCCAGCCGTGCCAATTATCTTCTCCAAAATAAAAATTAGGCAAGCCGGAAAAGTTTTGCCTATTTTCAAACTTTTTATTGTTTTCCGAAAAGTCTTTGGTTTCGTCAAACTTTTTGGCCGCGCTTTTTAGCTCGCCCATGTTATTGCGATTGGTTTTTGAGTAGCCCAGGTAAACAGTCATATTACCATCTGCTGATGTATGAAAATAATCAGTCATGCTATCGCTATCGTTGATATAAAACTCTGCAACAATAACAGCTTTGGCCCAGGTGGGCACTTTTACAAGTTTTTTACCTTCTTCAATTTGCGCGGATCTTTTTACGCCACTCAATAACTGCTCACTATCCTGGCGCTTTTTATCATTAATTGATTTTTGCTTAGCCTCTAAAACAAGATCGGTCAATTTATTTTCATCAATGTATTGAGGCGGCTCCATATAATATACGCCTATGCCAAATTTTTCAGAATAGGGCCTAATTCTATCTGTACTACTTAAGGCCAACGTTTTACCGTTTACGTAGTCATAGGTAATGCCCCATTTTGATTTTTTTATTTCATAAATATATAATGGCTCGTTTTCTTTGCCGTAACCATCTAAGAAAAACTTAAGGCCTACTTTTATAGGGTTGTCTTTTTCTTTAGTTGCCCGGCTTTTATTTACTGGCAACTCCTCATTTACCCGCAAATTTTCATAAACGTTCAAAGCCTTATAATGCTGGTCTTTTACGGTTTTTTCTGTTGCCCTGGCTTTTTGTGTTATCAGGTTTATGTTAGGGTCGCTAAACATGGCGAAAGTGGTACTACCATCGTCATTAACCTTTAAAGCCTGGGCGGTACTTATTAATTTGCCGCCACTTCTTTTTGAGGTTATTATTTGCCAGTCATAGCCAGCAATATTTAAATAAATAGTTTCACCAACGCGGCCCCCGTGCATAGATTGATAAAAACGGGTTCCTTCTCTTTTTCCTGGCGCGTTTAAGCTAGGTAAAACAAAAGGACGTATGTTGTTAATTCTAAAATATCTATTGCTTTGCCCCTTTCCTGGTGGTAATTCTAGCACTGCATTAAGATTAAAGGCTAATTCTGAGTAGCCGGCTTTCATTAAATTTTGTACCAGGTACTTAATATGATCCCTACTAATAACTTTGTTTTCAACTGCTAAATACTCTTTTAAAATGCTCATTTTTATATTTTAAAATGTTTTTACTTTAGTGTCTTTTACCCCGTAAACGCTATAATTAACTATAATTTTTGGGTTTCTCAAAGTGCTTATTGTAGCAATGTTTTTTAAGTTGGCTGGCACCTCAAAAATTAAATTGTTTAGCTGAGTAAAGTTTGTGCCTATTTGATAAGTTTTGGGGGTACTTGCCAAACGGGCTACTTCTTGGCCGTTTAAATTTAAAATTACGCTGCTTAAAGTTAGCGGGGCGCTTAACCCAGTAGGGTTGAAGATTTTTAAATCTACCTCAAAACGGGCCTTAAAACTTTTGGTACCTGGTATGCCTATAGTATCACGAAAGCGAAACCCGTCCATATCTACAGTAATACCATCAATGTTTTTGGCTACCTCGCGCCCTTTGTTTGCTAATAAAGCTAATGCGGTACCGCCCAAACCTAATGCAAAAAGTAATTTAGTATTCATAGTATTTTTTTTAGCCATAACGGGGCGCCTAACTCCCCAGCAAAGCGCCCCTAATGTTATGGGTGTTATGTTTTCAGTGAGTAATAAACTAAAGCGCTTACGCTGCCTAGTAGCATTAAGCCACCAAACGCGCTAACCGCCTGGGCCGGAAAATTATTTTTTACCCTATTTACCCAGGCTTGCCAAAAGGTGGGGCTAATATAACGCTGATCTTGGTAATATTGGAGCCTGGCGTTGCGGTAGGCGTTGTAAAGTTTTTTGCTATCGTATTGCTTAACCGCGCTATTAGTGTTTGGCCCCGGAGCGCCATCAACGGCTAAGCCGGTAAAAAACTGAGCGTTTAAAACTTGCTGCATAATTTTAACCGCTGGCCCTGGCTTGTGAATGTAAAAATCCATGTAAATATTGGCCAGGTCTTGGCTTAAGTGCTGGGCGCCTATACGCTGCCACCAGGGGCGGTAAAAATCATTTACAGCCAATCTAAGAGCGTTGTTTTGTTTTAATGTAGAACTAAGCGCACTATCACTTAAAGACCTCTTACCGGCTATTAGAGTGTCAATTAAGGGCCACCCGCGCCATGTAGGGTGAAAGTTGCGGGCTATGCCCATAAAAGTCATAC